CGGTATTGCATTGCAGTACTACCCTATTGGAGGGAAGAATGGGAAAACCCATACTCTCACTCCTGACCTTACGACGGGCTTGATGCAGCACGACGTAATGGTTTTCGACCAAGAGCTCAGAGAGCATGTAGTCGAAAAGAGCTGGAAGGAGGAGCTTCCTCTTCCTACCAACTCTAAGTTCGAACCTAAACCTGGATACGGGTATAGGCCGATCTACGAAGACCCCTTCGCAATCATTGCGGCGAGGACTTACGTTTCGCTCCAGGGAAATGAACCCCCTGAGACGATTGTTTGGCCGGGAGACGGTATGCGCCTCTCGGACAAAATACCACCCTACTGCCTGAATTCAGGCATAGGGAGGAGGGACTTGAAGAACACTTGTAGGTTCTTTGAGATCCCACAGGCTGCACAGAAGATGCACCTGATTCTCGAGCATACGTTCTGGGGACGTAAGCTACGAGATCTCTGCGTTGTCAGATCTGATGGATCTGAGGGCACAGATTCCCAGAAGAAGGAACGCGCATCCGCGGTCCGCTCCTGGGCGACAGGATTGGTCCAACGGTTGAACCATTTCCTGCAAGGCCTCGGCGATCCTCTGTGGAGCGCTAAGAGCCGAAAGAGCATTTATTTGGACCAAAGTCCACGTAGTGCTCAACACCGTGCGAAGAGATTTATCGAACTCCTCAAAACGGTTGACGGGATATTCGTGCAAAGATACATGAGTGTTCCCGAAGAGAGATGGACTTGGCATAAGTATGACTTGTTCACTCTTAAGAATCTGTCTGCGTTGATCGGAGACGAATTCTATGATGGTGAAGTGGCGGTAGAATACCACCAAGTAACCACAAGGTATACCCAGCTCAAAAAGCTGAGAAAGACCTTTAAAGACCTCTCCAACCGAAATCAGTTGGAGCAGTTTTTGTCCGACGCGGACCAGATAAAACTGTCTGTTCCGCGCTGGTTGAACGACTGGCTACCTGTTTGGAAGTACAGCCGTTCATTCGAGAAACCATTCGCCCTGGCTCAGGTCGATGGACTCCTATCCCAAACTCGTGCGGCAGGAACGCCGCCCGATTTGGTAAAGATGCAGTCGAAGCGTAAATTCATTTCGACCGTATCCGAGAAACCGTCCGATCTTTCCGATACGGATAAGGCTCTCATTCGGGCCGGGCTTGCCGAATTCGATCAAGCTCTGGATCCCGGTGTATTCACTGGCCTCGACACTAAGGCTAGGGTTACACTTACCATCTCCTCTTGCTGGGAAAAGACCCAGGAAGAAGGAGGAACCATACAGGCGATCAGTGAGATCGTCCATTTGGGTGCAATCGGAAAAACAGTTCCCAAAAGGGACCTATTTTCCGGTCGTATCGTCGGAGAAGTTTCTTACAACTCTGAAGATACTGGAACGTACATCTTCTGGGCGTGCCTAGACGAAGTACTGAGAGCGAGCCCTGATGAAGTCAACATGGCCGCACTCGTGATGGTGTCCGAGCCAGGAAAGGCTCGGACCGTCACTAAGGCTACAGCAGCACTAAAGGTAGTGCTAGACGTAGTAAATAAGATTTGCTCTTGGCCTCTGACCAAGATTGAATCTTCTTCCAGTGGCATGGCTAAAGCTAGCCATGCATGGAACTCCTTCAAGAAATCGTTTACGAACTCTGGGAAGGATATCAGTTTCGACCCCCTGCACGAGGAGGTCGTCACTGCGCCGAGTGGGGAGAGGGTGAAAACCACTACCTACCGGGACGTGTTTATGTCATCAACTGACTATGAAAACGCCACTGACGCGATGCATCATGGAATAGCTTCTATGATATCGCGATACTGGATGAAAAGGTGTGGAATCCCACCGATTCTCCAGATGATCGTTCAAAGGACGTGCTATCGTCCCAGGCCGATCGTTTTCGAAGCACGCGGCCCAATGGCCTCGTACGGCGAACCGTGGGAAGGTGAGAGTCCGTTCACTCACCCGCGCCACGTTATGCTTCGTCGCGGTGTCCTCATGGGAGACCCTTTAACGAAGCCTGTCCTGCATCTAGTAAATATACTAGTGCGGACAGTCGGAATGAAATTTTCCGAACCGAGTTTCCAAGAAAAGATCTTTGGGTTCTCGGGTACTGCAGTGTCGAAAGTGTTACGTTCGATGATGCAGTCGGGGGACAAACCCCCTACCCCAAAACCAGAAGGAAGTCCTTCTGCTTCAGGGGAAAGCGTAACTCCGCAAGGAGGAACGCTCGCCGGTCTATTGGAAGAATTTCCAATAGATCCGACGATAGTCGATCCGGTAATGTCGTTACCGGAATCGACTTCAAACGATGTCCTTCGAGTTGAAGGCCATCGTACGGTAGAAATCAATCCCAAGATCACTTGGGACTGGATTCTGAGCCCCGAACAGAAGAATTCTTCTGCTCGGTCAGCTCCCGGCGCAGTCGTACAGCCTGCGCATACGCGTACACTGAGTTTTAAAAACTCAGTGATCCGCGCGGCTATCGAAGTCGAGGAATCTCGACATCAGACAGCTATCGCTATCCAAAAGCAGAGGCTTGAATAAAAGCGACTGAGGGATCACTTCCGAAATATCAGATTTGTCCCC